GCATCTGCGGTGGTGTTGAAGCGAAGTGATTCGTTTCCATACGCTGTATTCTGCGAACCAGTTGTATTGTTTAACAAAGACCAATAACCAAAAGCACTATTTTCTTGTCCAGTAGTGTTTGCACCTAATGCGCTTGAAGAAAAAGCACTATTATAATTTGCTGTTGTATTTGAATCTAAAGCATTGCTACCAAAAGCATTGTTGCCTACACCCGTAGTATTTGCATACATTGCTTGATAACCAACAGCAGTGTTGCTATTGGCGGTGGTGCTGGAGTAGAGGGAAAACGCACCCAAACCTGTATTAAACGAACCGCTTGCATTTGCCACAGTATTCGGGCCTGACTGATAGCCTACATAAGTGTTTTCAGAACCAGTTTGCTGCCCATAACCAGCTTGTTGGCCTAAAACCGTTAAGCGATTTGAGGTTGTTGTAGAGTATGCAGCCTGATAACCCACTGCCGTGTTGTTGTCGGCGGTGGTGTTTGCTTGCAGCGAACTTGAACCAAGAGCGGTGTTATAGTTACCTGTGTTTGCATACAGCGCAATAGTTCCTAAAGCAACATTGTGAACCCCTGTGGTGGTTGTTCTTAATGCTTTATTTCCTACGGCTGTATTTGAAGAGCCTGTTGTTTGTGAAAAAAGTGACTGAAAGCCGACAGCAACGCTATCCGCACCTGTAGTGTTATCGTAAAGTGCCTGATAGCCCACTGCCGTGTTTTCGCTTGCGGTGTTGGAGTAGAGTGCCGAAGAACCCACCGCAGTGTTGTAACTGGCTGTGGTAGTAGAAAATAAAGCTGTGCCACCGACAGCAACATTAAAAGTTCCAGTGGTCATTAAGTTTGAACTGCGTTCACCAAAAGATGAATTGCCACCACCTGTAGTTAAACTGTAAAGAGCCTGATGACCAACGGCGGTGTATCTATCTGCTGTTGTTGATGAATATCCTGCAATATAACCCACTGCCGTGTTGTAGCTGGCGGTGGTGTTGTTAGCTAATGCTAAATTACCAAATGCACTATTGTTGCTGCCAATTGTGTTGCTTGCTAGTGTTTGCTCACCAACAGCACTATTTGCGTTGCCTGTCGTATTAGAGTATAAGGCTTGCCTACCAAGTGCGTTGTTTGGCGTACCTGTTGTATTGCTGTATAATGCTTGATAGCCAACGGCAGTGTTCTCACTTGCGGTGGTGTTGGAACGAAGGGCGTTATCTCCAACTGCGGTATCGCTTGCGCCAGTGCTGTTAAACAACAGTGACGAGGTGCCTACACCTGTATTTGAAGAGGCTGTCGTGGTGCTGAACAAAGAGCCATCACCTAAACCAGTATTTCTTGTGCCAGCAGTAAGGCTTGTTAAAGCTGTATTGCCTACTGCGGTGTTATTGTTACCAGACAAAGAGCCATCGTCTAACGCCTGATTACCCAACGCCACGTTGCCTGTGCCAACAGGATAGTTACCATCCAGCTTGATTGTGCCGCCGTCTACACTTAGATTCCCGGTGATTGTCGTATCAGCTGCGTTAATAGTTACAGCAGTAGACGCATCAATATCTACTGTCGGAGCTACAATTTCAATTTCGGTATCAGCATCAATGTCTAGCTGTCCATCCGCAGATGAACTAATTTTCAACGCGGTATCACGGAACTGAAGCTCGTCTGTCGTGGTCATCTGCAGTGCAGTACCACCTGATGTATTACCGTTAGCAAGAACTTCAGCTAATGTGTCGAAACTACCTACTTGGCTATCTACATATGCCTTAATAGATTGCTGTGTGGCTAACGCTGTATCGCTATCAGAAGCCATATTATCTTCGTCAAGAATAACAGTTACAGTAGAGCCTGTGCCAAGCTGCAAAGACTGAATGTTAGTAACTGCCTCTAGTACATTTGTACCATCACAGAACAAAAACATTGTGCGTCCATTAGGTACTGCGATCCCCGTACCTGCAGCTGTTTTGAGTGTGATAGACTGCCCTGAAGCATTTTTAGCTATATAGACTTTAGACAACGTGGGACAGATAACTGTACCTGCACCAGTAAGTGCCGCACCTGTATCGGTAAACTCTAACATCATAGAGCGTGATTCTGCGGCTGCGCCGTTTGCGGTGGTAAGTGTATGTGAATTAGCAGTCCAAGAGTCTATGACTGACCGACCCGCTACCGCTTCTTCAACTAAAGAAGTGATACTGTCGTTTACGGTATCGCCCCAAGTACCACTTAGTTCCCCTTGAACAGGGAGAGCTAATTTAAGTATCGGTGTGTATTGTGTTGTCATTTATAAGCCCTCATGCAGCGATATCTTGCCAATTCGGAGTCTGCGTTGTTGAAATACTACCCCAAGTTGGTGTTTGTGCGCCAGAAATATTTTGCCAATTTGGGTTTTGGTTGTCATCGACCTCTCCCCAAACATGAACTTGTCCTAAGTTTCCTACAGCTGCTACCCCAGTAACTACTACATCTGCATTTGCAGACGCAACCACATTACCGACTACTACTGAACTAGCCACTCCAGTTACAGAAATTGTAACCCCAAATGCTATAGAAACAGTACCTATAGCTCCAGTAGAGACGACTCCAGTTGGAGACACATTAGCGGCGCCCGTAACAGTTGCGCTGCCTAGAGCTGTTATTGCGCTTACCCCTGAAGGGTAGATGTTTGCATCGGCTACAACATTAACCGAACCAACTCCACCAGTAGTTTGTAGTCCTGATGGGTATACATTTGCTTCGCCTACAACAGTAGTAGTACCTACTGCACCTGTTGCCGCGTTTCCAGTAACTGCGACATTTGCGTCAGCAGCAACCGTTACACTACCAAGTCCTGTAGTCGCTTCAAGCCCCGAAGGTTGAACAGTTGCAGCGCCGCTGACAGAAACAGTTCCTAAAGCGCCTGTGGCTTCTACGCCTGTAGGCGATACATTTGCCTCTGCAACTACACTTACAGTGCCTACAGCACCCGTAGCCTGAACGCCATCAACTTCTACAACAATAAGGTCGGTACCCCAAGAGCCTTGGCCCCAAGCGGTAGAACCCCACCCTATGTATGTAGTTGATGACGCCATTTATTCATCCTATGCAAGCCTAATAATTGCGTTAGAGGCATCTGCTGTTGGGAACTGAATAGTAAAATCACCAGCGGTAGATGTTTTATCCGCGCCAAAATCAAGCACTGCTACTGCAGGGTCTCCCCCTCCAGATTTGTAGATAAGCGCTCCACGAGCAGTAATTGTTGCAGAACTCCAAGTGGTATCAGCAAAATCTAAAAACGCGGTAGTACCAGATGTAGTAGGCGCCACGACAGTTAGAGTATTACCCCCCGCTGTGTACCCCGTACCCGATACTTCATTAGTTACTGAATACGCTGTTGTTGTTGCATCTATTGTTGCGCTAGATGTATACAACGCGATTTTGAATGTCTGTACTGTATCGCTACTAAAATCCATCTCACCATCGAGAAGTGCTTGTTTAAACGACGTACACATTGCCTGAGTGATTGCCATAATTTATCTCCTAACTTACTGGATTACGAACTTGTCCTGACCGATACGCATCTTCTCGAAGCTTACCATCGCCAAGATTTTTAAGTAGGCCAATAGCTTGCACGTAAAACTTACCGTACTCCGCTATTACATCTGCTTCACCCTTCATAAATCGAATAGCTTCTACTAGCGCGCCATTCAGAAGAGCAGAATCAAATTCGTCTCCAAGCCAAGTAGTGCCCGCTGTTACAATAGATTCTGGGTAATATCCGTAATGCAGTTCAGTTGTATAAGCAGCATTGGGAGTAGGCCCAAGGATGAATGTATTATCATCAAAATAAGCGTAATGTTGCGGTAGCCCCGTAGCAGATGGGTCTGGGTAAGCTTCTCTAATAAAGTTAACGTCTTTGTTTATAAGAAAGCTGTAAGTGCCACTACCGTCTATTACCGCTAAAGAATATGACCACAGAAAATCTGACGGGGTACCTAGATAGTTATTCCCAATAGTAGAAGTTCCTGTCACATTTTTTCTAAGTGCGGGTATTTGAACAGTATTATATATCTTCTGTTCAGCCTGTTCAGTAAACATGGCGAGCTGATCCGCTGTGAAAGTTGTTTCACATATGTCTTGAATATTTGTTGTCAGCTCTGCGTAGTTCATATCTTAAGCCATAGGTCCACGAGCGTACAAACCTTTAGTAGCTGCGCCGGTACCACGCACCTTTACTTTACCGCCACTACTGTACTTTTTAGCTAGTTTTGGGCTCATTTTCTTTTGTACCTTTTCTGGTAACTTAGAAAAACCTGTCATGTTTCTGTTCATTTTGTAACTCCTACTAAGTTATTACCGTAACTGTACCTATAAATCCAGTGCTAACAACAGGACGTACTGGGTTAATTTGCGCTCTACTTTGAGCATACTGCGTGTAATCTGGACGAGGATTACGGATAGCTTGAGGATCGTCCACGGGAAATTCACCTAAACTCAACTGCGGTTGGTCAGGATTCCAACATTCAGGGCACGCCATTATATTGCTATTACGGCCTTTTACTATAAGATCACGCAACTCGCGGAGTTTGTACTGCCATCCACAAACGTCGCATATCCCTAGTGCGTTCCTGCCTGAAGCAAACCTTGCCATATTTACACCCTATTTACTGAGGGAACGAACCTAAATGGTGTTTTCTCTCGGTCTTCTCCTGCAGCTAATACAAATTGTGCTTCATACTCAGCCTTAAGCATTTCCACTCTTGGCGCTAATTCTGGCACCTTCATAGCAATATGATACGCTAATCCTGCTACAAGACATGGGAGAAACCTAAAGTTCATATCCGCAGTTTGTACTCCGCTACCAGCATCTTGGATTCGGCGAAGTCTGTAGTATTTGAACACATAGTCATTAGAATCAGGTACAGGCCAAATATTAATTCTAGGCGCATTAACCAATCGTTCGATCCAAACCTGTATAGGTCTACCTTGAGATAACTTGTTTGGGATAGACGCGTAAGTACTAACACTAATACGAGTTATGGTAAGATCAGATTGTGTGGCTGCGTTGCCCGCGTTGGTGCGGATTACCTGTTCTAGAAGATCAATAGTATCATCAGGCAGTGAGTACTGCCCCGTACCTGCAACTAGGTTTATGACTCCTTCATCTATAGTCCATAGATTAATACCACGATTCTGCCACTCAATAGTCATAAGGTTCATAGACCTACGAGCAGTACGAAGATCATAGCCAGAACGAAGCTCGCGGCCCGCACGTTCCCATGCTTCTTCCGCAATCTCCGTAAAGTCCATATTAAAATCTGTGGTACCTGAAGTCGCCATGGGTTAACCCTTTGCTAGAACAGCTTTCGCTTTAGCTACTAAAGATGTTTTTGTTTTTCTACGATCAAGCTCTACACCGTGGTTACGCATCATAGCTTCAAGCTCTAATTTAGTCATATTTTCAATGTTTTCAGTTACCTGTTCCAGCATCTTCTTAGTCGCAGGTTTTTTAACACCCCCGCCCATTTCGACAAGCTTCGCTTCAGCTTGCTCTTTATTCATCAAATCAAAAACCTTTATATCATATGTACCATCAGAGTTTTTGACCCCTATCTGATACACTGGCTCTCCAGTAGAAAATCTACCATTCTGAAACACTTCCATTAACTTTTCCTCTTACGTTTTGTGGGAGATACTCTACGAGGTTTCCCAGCAGGTTGTCCTAAACTTTTCTTCTGTCTAATCTTAGCGCGTTTTTCCGAAGCGCTCATTTCTCCAGAGGTTTTTGGGGTCTTAGAAGAAACCCTTTTTGTGGGGCGACAATATGGAGTACCCCGTTTTTCACCTTTGCTACGCCCACATGCTTTCCCCGTGGAAACGTCTTTCCAGTCTTCTTTGAACCACCGTTTAAGTGCTGCACCCTTTTTTGTCTTTCTTACTGCCACTACTTATTGCCCCAGTTTTTGGCGCCAACTTTTCTGCACTTTGCAATCGCCCCGCTTGCATACGCTGACGGGAAGACCTTATAACGGCTCTTAACTTTGCTGTAACACTCATCTTTGACTGATCCACCTTTCTTGTAGCTCTTACTACATTTAGCGCATCCGCAGTCTTTTTTATAGTATCTACGCACAGCTTCTTTTCCGTCTAGCTAATCCACCACGACGCAATCTAATCGGCCCACCAGCTTTTCGCCCAGTCTTATACCTGTCTTTAAGAGGCATCTTCATAAGCTCAGTATAGCGTTTATACTGATCGTTGGTGAGCCGTTGCACGTCTTCATTGGCTATTTTAAGGATTTCTCTGTCAGTCATTACGAACCCTTCATAGTGACCATTTTAGCTGGACGTACACCTTTTGAAGCCCTACCAGCACCACGAACTTTGCCGCCTTTAGCGTAGCCCTTCTTCATCATGCCACCTTTAGCATAACCTTTTTTCTTCATCATGCCACCGCCAGCTTTCTTTTTGTCTTTGTTTACCATGCTAGCAAACTCGTCGAGAGCCGGGTCAATCTCTTTAACTGGAGATTTTTTACCCATTTTTCCCATCAGGTCTTTCATGCCTTTTTTCATGTTATCTTCCATTTTACCCATCGGATTCGTCCTTATATAAATTGTTAAACACTCGGTTAGTATCCCACACATAGCCTACATCTTCTTTTGAGTTGTAACTATGTTGGTTTGGCTTGAAGTCTGGAGCGCCCTCGCCCGTCTCAAACCACGCAGGATGCGTAACCCGCACCCGATTATTAGGCAACGCTACCATATTACCTGTAAACTTGCCAGCATCTAACAATTCAAGCACATGGCTTTGTTTGTGTTGCGCTGGGTCGTCTGCAACTTCACTATCTGTGTAATCAACAGTAAAGTAATATTTAGCGGGGTAAAACTCCCCGTCCACTTTAGCTATCCAAGGCGCAGGAGATGCTCGTTCTATCTTATACACCGAATGATAGTGAGACATGCAATCCCAAGGCTGCGCTATGTAAGGCGGTAACTCTTCAGGCCACTCTTCATACGGTGTGTCGGCTACAAGGGCTGTTAGGGGCATCCTAGCCCACATAGCACCGCCATGTACATTAGGCTCACCAGTATCGTCTGACTCACACCCTGTGAAGATAACTTGAAAACTAAGGGTGCGGTTAGGCATCGTAGTCACAGCCACAACCATGGCGTGAAGAAACTCGCCATGATAATCTTCTAAGTTCTTGGTGTATTCTCTACGAACCCAAGCCTTAAAGTGTGGTATGTTGGATTGTAAATACGGCACCTAACAATTCCATTTCCGCAAACTTTTGTTAATACGGCTGTTAGGATCATTTGCGGTCTTTTTACTAGTCAACCGTTTTTTCATCCCACTCATCCGCGCACAGAAAGACTTGCGCCGATTCGCCGCTTTAGAGCCTTTTTTAAGTTTGCTGGGCTTAGTAGTTACAGCTGTTTTGAGTTTACTACCGGGGTTTGCCCGACGATAACTTTCCACACCTTTTTTATTAAGCCCACCAGACTCACTTTTGCCTTCTTTACGTTGCCAAGCTGGGGATTTTTTCTTAACTGAACCCCCAGACTTATAATAACTACGCATCGGACTACCCTAGAAGGATTGTGATGGTTGACCCTGTACCAGACATAGCAGAAACGTAACACCCATTTTCTGCAAGAATACCATCATCAGGCAAGTACACGTCATTCCAACCAGCGGCGACTGTCAAATCTAACAGTGTCTCACCAGAAGCACTTCCGTCTTTTAGAGTAAACGCAGTTACTGCCGTGCCGTAAACTAGCACGCCCTTAATTCTAGAGCGCCCCGGCCCTACAAGTCCTGCAGAAAAACCAGAGGTGGCTACGTTATAGGCTTTAATTTCAAATCCAGCCATTAGAGCCTCCTATTAAGTAAGAGCAGCACCAACAGCAGTTACCCAAGCAGCACCTGTGTTGATTACGATGCAATACTCGTTATTACCAGCGCCATTGTCGCTGACCATGTAAACTGTTCCAACGGCAACATCGCCAAAAGCTGGCAAATCTGCGGTGGCTACAACGGGAATTTGGAAACCATTATTGGACCGGACTGGTCCAGAGAAGGTAGATAGAGCCATGATAATCTCCTGTCGTGGCTAGTGTCAGCTACCCCATGTAGCTGTCAGGAATTATGTACTTATAACAGAAAAAAAGAAAGGGGGCAAGTTAATGCCCCCTCCCGTAGAATTATGCGCCCGGCGAACCGAAGACACCCAATGGGTCAGAGACACCAAAGGAATAACGCTCACGAGCCTTGTACCGGCTGTTACCAGTATCAAAGTCAGCATCCATAGAGGTAGCCATTGGGCTACGTACGAAATGCTTGAGGCCGTTTGGAACATCAGTCATCAAGAACCATGCGTCTGTATCTGTCAGATAGTGGTTAATTGAATAACCCTCTGGCACAGAACCATTGTTCATAATGGCGTTGATGTCGTTGTCAGCTGTACCTACGCGGCCTTCAGTTTCCAACAGACGAGTTGCAACGAATTGCAGTGCTGGTGGAATGATAAGCTTACGAGGTTGAGCAGCAATCAACAGACCACGCTCGTCTGTCCAACCTGCAATCTGAATAATAGCGGCTTCAAGTGAAGTCTCGTTAAGATCAGCAGCTACAGCTGGACGGTTTGAGTTAGTGCCACCAGAAACAAGTGGGTGTGCTGTTGAACACAAAGGCTGACCGTCACCGTATGTGGTACCGCCAGCAAATGCGTTGTTCAGGATAGACGCACCTTTAACTTGCTTGGTGTACGCCATAGCGCGAGCCAGAGCTTTGGTATAACGAGCAGACAGAGAATCGTAGAGGTTGTCCTCGATTGCTTCTTCTGTGATGCTGAAACCCATTGCAA